TTTTGTATTAATTGAATATAAGAGCCATTAAAAGCCATACCTGAATTTCCATCAAAACCATGATAATTATCAAAAAGTAAAGAATTTCTAGAACTACGACTATATTTACCCATAAAGGTAAAATAATTACTAAAAGGACGTATATACATCTCACCATGCCATATACTTGAATTAGGGTTATCGTAAAAACGAGTTAAAGCATAATGATTAATAGTGCCATCTGAATTTATCTGCATCCTTAAACTATTATTCGTACCAAACTTAATAGCTGAGGGGGTAGAAGACCACATATACCCCTCGTTCGTTGAATTATTATATCCAAATTGAACGCCATAATTATTAGCTGAATTATAAAATCCAATACCTGTTGCATATGCCGAAGAATTAGAATTATAAGTGCCAATAACATCTATTGAAGCACTGGAGGTATTAACTGTTACAGGAAATTGTGTAACAGCATTAGCCCATACTCCATCACCTCTTAAAAACACTCCAGAATTAAAAGGATAATTTTGGAGTCTTGAAATATTTAATTGTCCTGTTGTACCATTGTTAATATCTATTATTGGTGTTGATTGAGAACTCCATGTGCCGTCTCCCCTTAAAAATAAAGAACTGTTAGAGGGGTAACCAGATAATCTATTTATCGGAAAACTACCGGAAGAAGTAACAAAAGTTAATTGTCCCATGGAATTAACAGAAAACCCAGCTGGAAAATCATATGTTCCCGCTGTAACACCTGTGTTAAAAATATTTACTAATGCCTGACCTCCGCTTGTATTAACAGTAAGACCGCTATTTGAAATTATATTAGTTATCGGTTGGTTTCCTGCATTTGCTCCTATTACCTGCCCCTGCTGGTTTATTATCAAACTATTAGGCCAATTATAAACTCCTGCCAGAAACCCGCTAATATTAGCAAGTGCAATTGTTCCGCTTGCCGTAATAGTACCTCCGCTTAATCCAGTGCCAGCAGTAATACTTGTAACTGTTCCAGTTCCTTTATTAGCTGCAACATAGCTTTGTAAATATGATAGGTTTATTGCATCTTTATTATTTACAGGGTCATTTAAGTTAATAATTTTAAAATTGTTCATTGATAAATCAGCTGTAGGAACGGCAAATTGATTTAATGAATTAGAGCGAACTGCTGTATTAAAATCCGTAATCTGTGTTGATGTCCATGTTTTATTATCTACATATCCCCTATTTGCTCCATCAGTTGCAATCAAAGGGGTTGCTACGTTATTTAAAAGGAAATTACCAATATTTATATTCCCATTGTTTGATATCTGATTTAGCGTTTTCTGAAAACTAGTGTTAATAGATTGTCCAACTAATCCGTTCCCTATAATATCACCTTGTAAAATTACCTGAGTAGGTAAATTATTAACTAAAGAATCAACATAAAACTTATTTGTATAATCATTGTTTACAAGAGGAGCATTACCTCTTGCATTTACATTAAAAAATATATTGTCGGTATTAGCTGTAAATAAAGGAATACCTACTCTATCGTTAGACTGAAAATAATTAAGACTAAAAACTCCATGATTGCTCGCAATATCTGTAACATGCCTGAATCTGAAACCACTGTAATTTGTATTTGTAAAATCAAGATTAGTTCCTGTATTTAGTAGATTGGTGGGGGCAAATCTATTAAACAACGTAAAATAATTATATTGCTCATCAAAATTAAAATATTGACTATTTCCAAATATATCTAATCTTGGATGAATGTGAGCAGGAGTTAAATATGTATCTGACATTAGAGAAATTCTACTATAATTTTACCGTTACCACCATTAGACCCTATAACACCAGTTCCACTACTTCTACCAGTCCAACCCATACCAGTCCCATCACTAAACTCTGGATAACTTAAAGCTTGAGCTGGAACAGATGTTTGATTCCCCTGATATGTACCAGAAAGAATAGAATTATAACTGGAAAGAAAACCACTAAATCCTGTATTAATATAACCAGAACCACCAGAAGAGGCTTGACCATCACCTCCAGAGCAACCGCCACCATAATAACCATCACCCCCTCCGCCAGTATCATATCCTTGTCCAGTTAAATATCCTATACCACCAGCTCCTTGCAAATACCCTGCTTGTTGGAAAGATGTTGGGGGATTTAATGCTGAAACACCACCGCTAGATTGAGAACCACCTGTAGAATTTGTATTTTGTGATTGCTGCCCAGTTAAACCACCACCCGCACCTCCATAACCAGAAAAACCAGTACCGCCACCACCGCCACCAGCTATAGCTAGCATAGTTGATTGCCCAAATGATTGAAGTGCCGTGCCAATTCTAATATCACTTCTTCCGCCTCCTCCTCCTGGATAAGTATCGCCCGAGATACCATTACCGCCATTAGGATAACCTCCAACACCTCCTCTTATATAAGAAACTCCGCCCTCTCCACCTCCGCCAACAACTAGCTTCAATTCATAATTAATATAATTGGTAGTATTAAATTGATACACAGAAAAACCAGCTGCTCCACTACTACCACCACTAGAATAACATCCTTGCCCTCCGCCTCCTCCCATCATTCTAATTCTACAAATATTATTAGCTGAAACTGGAATAATAAGAGTTTTTATTGAACCATCATAAAGAAAAGTAAATATATTTGTAGGAGTGGAGGCAACAGCTACAAATTGAGATGCTGAGTTCCAAATATAAACATTATTATTTCCATCTTTAAAAAACTGAAATACATCAATAGAATTTGATGTACCTGTTAAAGAAATTTGCCCACCTGTTGTTCCTTGTCTATAAATACCAGCTGTTAAAGTTAATGTTCTTCCTCCAGTTGCATCCTGTTTTACAATTAATGTTCCTCTAGTAGCTGTTCCGCTTGTAATTGTAAGAGTAACGTTTGTAGTCAAAGTAATTATCGCAATATTACCATTTGCCCAATTCCATGTAACAGAAGATGCCGAGGTTAAAGTTTGATAACTATCACCACTTCCACCTCCTCCTGCTGGAGTGGTCCAATTCCCATCACCACTTAAATATTTTGTATTATCATTAGGAAAGTTAGTAATCCTTAATGGTGCTATAGTAGAAGTATCAGCATAATTTCTATTTACTCCATCTGTAGGTAACAAAGGCGAAGCTAAATCTGTTATTTTCTGATTATTTAAACTAACACTACTAGTTGGAGCATTTATTTGATCAAGTCTTTTATTTAAAGTTGTTGTTATACTAGAACCAGTATTGCCAGAACCAGTAACATCACCAGTGAGAGTAACAGCTGTTGGCACTCCGCTAATACCAGAGCTTACAGAACTTTCAACAAAAGATTTAGTAGCAGCATCCGTAGCCAAAACAGGAGTAGCTAAGTTAATGATTTTATTATTGTTTAAATTAATATTAGCTGTTGGAATAGTTATCTGATCAAGTCTAAGATTAAAAGTACTGTTAATACTAGAACCAGTAGAACCATTAGCAGATATTGCCCCAGTCAAAGTAACTGTTTTTTGCATGTTATCTGCATAATCTTTATTTACGCCATCTTGTGCGTTAATAGGGTTAGCAAGGCTAATTAATCTAAAACTATTTAAATTAATATCACTAATTGGAGCTAAGAAATCATTTAATCTATATGTTCTAACTGTTGCATCAAAATTAGTAATACTTGAAGCAAGCCATGTATGATTATCTACAAATCTTTTATTCGCTGCATGTAAATCTTGTGTTGGGTCTTGAAATAAAGGAGGAACAGAAAAAGTAACAGATTGATTAAAATCTATAGTATTATTATTTATTGTTAATATATCCGTACCAATTAAATCATTGTTAATAAAACTTTTTAATTTAAAAGTACCAAGATTATCCCCAAAAGGCGTTTGATGTACAAATCTAAACCCGCTAAAACTATTATTAGAAAAATCAAAACCAACTAAAGATGGTATAGTTTGCGTTGGTACAAAATTATTTCTTAATCCAAAATAACCTGAACTATCAGAAAATATAAACCTCTGGGTATCACCTAAAATGTTTAAATTAGGAGTTATCCCTTTTATTGTAATATTACTTACTGCCATATTAAGTTAACCTCATCGTGCATTAAATTCCAATTAAAGTCCAAGTTTACTGCGTCTGTTTCTATTTCAGGTGATTTTACATTTATTAGTTTGTGATTAGTTACGTCAAAATCACGTGTTACGTTAAATTGAGTATAAGTAATTCCAGCTATCGTTGACGTTGTTATTATATCTCCTTGTAAATTGATGTTACCCGGCGGAATTGCAGCAATAGCCGCTGCAACAAAAGCCTGCATAAAACTAAGAGGCACAGCTGATGATGGAAGAGTAGGAGTTGCCAAATTAGTTATCTGATTATTCTTAACATCAATATCTCCTGTGGTGTTGATATTATTAAGAGTTAAACCATTTATAGCCGAACTTACCGCTGAATTAACATCGCCCATACTTACTTTGGTTAGCATCTGTAATTGTAATACTGTTATAGCAAGTCCTGCTGCCGTAGCCGCTGCTGCTGCCCCTGCCGCCGTAGCCGCCGCACCTGTTGCAGTAGCTTCTGCTGCTACCGCTGTTGCTGCTGCCCCCGTAGCTGTAGTTTGAGCTGTAACTATAGCAGCATCTTGAACAACATCTTTTGCTGTATTAGCAGCAATAGCAGTGTCTTGTGCTATATCTTTTGCCCCTTGTGCTAACACGAACAAATCATATGCAGTCTGTATTCCTCCTATTATACTCATAATAGTATCTATAACTGATGGCTCTACATAATCAGTACCTGGTATAGCTGATTTTAATTCTCCTCCCTCTATTGATTTAACTAAAGAATTAACTGTAAGAGAAGTTACCGCAAATTTAGTGAACTTAGCCGCTATTCCAGTTAAGATAGTTATTATATTAGGTGTAATATATCCAAACTCATTAGGATCATTTCCTCTTGTGCTAAAATCTGTAGGAGCAATTAATTTATGCCCAGAAAGAGGGTATAATGGGTCTAATATAACTAATTTACCAATAGGGATATCTGCTGTATTAACATAATCCTCACCACTAATTGCTTTAGATAAAGTACCTTTTCCATTATTTACGGTGTTTTTTAATAATCCTGTTTCTAACGCTCCAAGTGATTGAGCCTTAGTAAATGTATAAGTTGTTCCAAGTCCATATAGTTGTTTTAACGGCTCTGGTATAAGAGCCATTTTAGGGTTTTCCCATGCAAATTCTACGTTACTACTACCAACAATAAAATCTGCATTATCAAACCGCTTCATTATTTGTGCCGCTCTTACTTGAGTCATTGCTAAAGATGAAGAAATGTCAGTTCCTATTGGATTCCCGAATGTATCATATTTAGTTGCATAAATTTGAGGTAAGAATGGGCCAGACATTACCCAGTCAAAAGCAGATAAATAATCAAAAGTAGGGTTTGGAATCCTAAAATCACCTATAATTGGACTTATAGGGTTTGGAAACACCGCCTCGGCTAGTGGGGGTAAATTTATAACCCCAATATGTAATCTCTCTTCTGGCTCGTTATAATAGTTACCTATCCATATTCGGTTATAATCAAGCCTATTTAATTCTTCAAAATTACTAATCTTACGTCTTAAATCAATTATGTCTTGGCGTACGTCAATTAAAACTGGTGATGTAAAAGACATTCCGTCTTTATCACCAAGTAATGTATATCCTCTATCTATTGTTATTTTACCTGTAACAGGGGATATGAAATTATATAAACGATCGTACTTCATGCTGTTAAATGTGTTAATATACTGGAAATCTTATCACTCTCGTTTGCATAATGGGTATCAACTAAATTAGCAAGCTGACTAAACCAAGCGGGAGTACTATTATCAAGTTCATTAGGGAAATCTTGAGGAAACTTAGGTTGAAACTTATAAAAATATACATCTTTAGCAAGTCTGTTAGTCAAGTAATCAAGTGTATATCTGCTCCACTCTTCCGCTCCTGTCATCGCAACGTTCATAATTGTTGCCGCTCTAACAAGGGAATGCTCTAAATCCGTTGATGCTCCCCCGCTGCCATCAAAACTCATATTTCCTATTCCAGTACCAACATCTATTATAACAATTCTAGTAGCGTGAGGTTTTACAGTTAAGCCAACATTAATTGCCGCTAATATTGCATCATTAGCAAATAGACCTCCATCGCTATAATAATGCCCGTTAAAATTATGAGCTGGCAAATAAATAGGGGCAGCAGAGGAAGCACGGCAAACATTAACTATAGTTTCGTTTCTTCCTATAAAATAGCTAGGGTCATTAAAGTTAGAAAATACAACATATCTGCTCATATCTTCCTCATAAGCAGGTATTACAATAGGGGTTTTGAGATTAGCTAAAGTATTCGTGCCAAAATTGTCTACAAGAACTTGCTGAAGTATATTACTTCCATAGTTTGAATCTTCATAAGCAGATTTATAAAAAGCGTCATCAGTCGCAAACATAAAAGCTTTTTGAGCAAGGTTTGGTCTATTTGAATCCTCGCTTGCGTTATGGCTACCAGTTGCTACATCTGTTGCTGTCCTGATAGTAAATACACGTTTTGCATCATTTAAAAAAAAGCTTTCCATATAATCGGGAGTTTTGCCAAAAGAATAACCCGAAGCAAGTATTGCTCCAATAGATGTACCACACATAACATCAACATATTTCCAGAAATCAGCTTGCGGTATTCCCCATTGATGTAAGAACTTCTGCATAAAACGATTAGAGCCGTAACCCTTAGTACCACCACCACAAAAAGAAAATATCCTTAGTGTATTTGTATCCATAATAATATTGTCAAAAAGGAGTTTCTTTTAATATGTTATAATTTACTTCACAATCAAATATCTGTGTAGGAGTATCTGAAAAACATATTAATTTATCTTTTATTTCAGGACTAGTTTGATAGTACAATTTAAGTCCTTCTAATTCCAACTTTTTTAATAAATCAACAGTTTGATAACCTTTTACTTCCAGATATTTTGTATAATTCATTGTTGTATCTAAAGAAGAAGTTCTAATCTTCTGTAAATTTATACGTATAGTTTCAGATTTAAGATTAAAAATTATGATATTATCTATAACAACAATATGAGGTATCGTATTTACACCTGTTTCAACAATAATAGTCGGTGTTTTATTTAATCCGGCAAATATGTTGCTTTTTTCATCAATAAATACTCCCATACATTATACTTCCTCTCCCGGTATAAATGGTCGAGAGTTATGTAAAGGCACTGGATCTTTTTTTATTAATGGCGGTCTTCCTTGATCATTTGGTATATCAAGAAACTCTTTAGCAACCATACTACCGTTCCAAACTTTTCTATTCCCATACCATTCATATTGTTTATACACCTTATCAACCATAAAACCGCTGCGAGAGCATAAATAACGTCTTTCATCTAACATCGTATTTACTCAAATCATATGATACTGTTATATCTACATGTTCCATGTCCATTGCAGTTGCTTCACTAAAATCCTGATCATAAGCCATTTTAAAAGTTTCTGCCATTTCAGGTTTATATTTAATAGCCAATCTCCATGTAAGACCTGAAACTAATGCAGGATACATTTTAGCCGGAATAGAAGGAGTATCGAAAAATTTACCTGCATCATACATTGTTCTAATAAAGGAATATCTCAAAACCTGAAAATAATTGCTTGGACTTGGATATAAATATAGTTTAGGCGTTAAACTCTTGGAATAAAAATAACATGTAGGACGGGATATAATATTCTTATTACTGAAAGATTCATAAGTATCCTCACTAACAGAAGTTATTTCAGTATCAATAGTATTATTACAAAAATATATCTCTTCTAAATCAAGTGTAAAACCACCTGTTTCTCTAATCCTATAAGCTCTAGCATTAATAGGAGTAATAATATCAAACCATGCAACAGTATTAGCAAAATACGAATATGCAGCAGGAAAAGTAAAGACATTAAACCAGTTAATAGTATCTTGTGATGCTTCTAAAACCAGACTATACGGACGATTGGAAACATAACTTTGAATGCCGATAAAGTTAAGTTTGACAGTTTTACCTATACCATAATCATAAGAAATATTACCATTCTGAACATTCTGTGTACATCTAGTACCTATATCACCATCAAAAGCAAGGGTTGCATCTCCTCCTCCACCACCGTCATATGTATCTGCTGTATTGCTTTGAGCAACACCACCTAAGACTCTTGTAAAAGTACGTAAATGACTACTTCTTATATCAACAACAGAAGTTGCAATATCATAAACAGATTGACCT